AGATACACTGCACCAGGTGTGTTCGCTTGAATTGCGGTGTTACTCGCATTAAAAACGATCGTATTTTCCGCCTGGTCGTCGAGTGTGTTCCTACCAAACCTAATCTTGGTAGACCGCTCGATAGTCGGTATATTCTTGACCATTTATTATAACATCGTATTTTAATTTGCGTAGAGAAGACCCGCCATACCGTTCTCTATACGGAGTATATTGTAGCTGACCGCATAGATGGGATCGTTGATAGGCATACTTTCACTCATGATCTTGGCTGAATCCAAACGACTGAAGTTAAGAGTGCCTGTAGGTTGGAGGGAACTTGTCGAGAGACAGAAACAATAGAGAAAGAAATCTGGGGAAGTCACGAAATTCGTATGATAATAGTTCATGACATCGATGAAGTGGGGTTTACCCCATCTGTAATTACTCACATCGAGACCGTTGATATTCAACTTAACTTTATTCGTGGGAGATGTGAGTGCACCATCGATCGTGGTGTCCGAAGATGCAAGATATTTCACTGGATGATTGAATGTGAGGTCTTGGACGACTTCACCCGATGCGATGTTCTTTTGCACTTGAGTGATGAGAAGGTCATGTTTTCTAGATGCGATGTTTCCACGTTCCTCGTTATCGAGGTAGTAATAATTCGCATAACACTCTACGTTGTAGGTTGCGGCCGCACTCGCCCAGTGAATGCGTATTTCCACGTTATGATAGTTGAGGGCGACAAGTGGAAGCGCACATTGGGGACCCTCACAGAAGAAGAAACGGAGGGGGTAAAAGTATGAACGAGCGCTCACACCTGGGTGTGTACCGTTCGAACTCTTAGAAACATTTTGGGCGAATGTATCTATGGCAATTTTTTCAGTGAAGATAGAATCTTGTGTATCGACCAGAGATCCACCAATGAGAAGGTCGACCTTATCGATGATCGTGTCCCATCTCTGAATATCGAGAGCTTGGGTCGTGTCGTCGAGGGTGAAATAGACATAGCCGAGAAGGTCGCCAGTTTTTTCGAATTGAACACTGGACATCGAATTGTTTTTCACTGCTCCATGGATTGTTTGCTTTTCGATGGACTGTGAAAAATTAGCATGTCTTTTGAATGTTGAACTAAAGAACGATATTTCAGGATTTCCAACGATGTATTCATCCTGGGCACCTATAGCGATCAGTTGAACAATACCAGCAGACATGGTATACTACTTTAACGGGAGAAAATTACAAATTGGGCTTTCTACACACGAAACGGAGAATGAGAAAATTGTCCGCACTCGCATCGGGGTTCTTGATGGTGTTGCCATCTTGATCCCTGATGGTCACAGTGAAACGATCGAGGCGGCGAATGGGATCGATATATTGTGTGGTGATTGGATAGTTGTCCTTGAAAGTGATGGTCGCACTTCCCTCGGTGAGAATACTCGCGAAAGAGCTACGAAGATTGCTCATGGAAGATTGTCCTTCATAGACATTCGATGCTCGATCGTTGAAGATGGTATCCAGCTCCTTGATGGACACGTAGCAGTGTTCGGTAGAGACGTTGGAGTTGATGCGAGCGGCGAGAAGTCTAGCCTGAACAATATTTTTGAGAGGCTGCTGAAGATAGCTCGTGAAGGTATTCGCGCTATCTTGTCCAATTGTGTCGATCGTCACAGTGTGATACTCATAGTTGAGATCTGGAATAGTCTCAGTGGGCGAAGTGATGAGAGCCATTTATAGTTAGCTTAGATTAAAGATCCGCCAATTCCCTCCGAAATCTCATAGCCCGCGAGGTCCGCGACGAGCTTTTGGGCGCCGCAGAGACCACCTGGAGTGAGGGACTTGGTGTAAGCGCTACCCTCCTTGCGACCAGGGGTGCACTCGATCTTGTTCTCCAGGTCGAAGATGGAACCCTCGCGAATGGGGGTGATCTTGATTGGCCTGGGCTGATAGGTCTCACGGGTGACCGCCAAGATGAAAATAACAAGCATCAACACACCGATGGAGGTAAGGGCGTTACGGTTAGCCTTGTTAAGGTTGAACATTTACTATGTGCACATATAATTTTTCTAAAGCGCGTTAAAGATATTTTATTAGTTTCCAATTAGAGAGTAGATGGACGAAGAGATCGTACTCGACCGTGGTAATACCACCGTGATGAAATTAGACGCCGACGAGCAAGCCTTGATGGATGAGATTGAGATTTCGGTTCCTCGTCCCAGGCCTGTCCCCCGCCCCAGTCAACCTATGCGTCGCCCACCGCCTCAGCAGCACCAAGAGGCGATGGACGCCTTCGTGAACCCCAACAAGCAGTCCGCACCTCAGCAGCCTCCTCAAGAGGAGGAGATCGACTACGGCGAGGATGAACCCGCATTTTATGATGACGACGAGCCTATGGGTCCAGGTCCTCAGGAAGAGCAGCCTTCGAAGGGATACACATCCATCGATGAAGAAAAGGCGGATCTCATCAATAAACTCGGACGCCTGGAGAAGAAAGGTTTCGCTGTCAATAAGCGACTTAACGCCTACTCTAACATAGAAGAACTCAGGTCAGAAGTGAAACGTATCACATACAGCATTGACGTAGAGCAATCTATTCGCTTTTCGAGGCGTATGCTCATCGCCTGTGTGACTGGTCTAGAGTTCCTGAACAAGAGATACAATCCTTTCGAAATTCAGCTCGATGGTTGGTCTGAGAGTGTGATGGAAAATGTGGATGACTACGATGGTGTATTCGAAGAGCTGTATGTGAAGTATCGCTCGAAGGTCAGCGTGGCACCCGAGGTCAAGCTCATCATGATGCTTGGTGGTTCTGCTATGATGTTCCACCTCACCAACTCCATGTTTAAATCGGTCATGCCCAACATGAATGATGTCATCAAGCAGAACCCCGACCTCGTGAAGAACATGATGGCGGCGGTCCAGAATACGACGCGCGCCCCCGAAGGACCCGCCACCGACGCCCCTGTGGGTGGCACTGGTCAGTATGAGATGCAGGGGCCCGGTATAGACATTTCTAGTCTCATGGGTGGAATTATGATGCCCCCTCCGCCTCCCATGAACACCACCATGAACAAGCCAGAGAGTATGGTGGACGACGAGGACATGTCTGACATCATCTCCATTTCGGGTGACTCCACAGGTGGGGAGGTGAAGGAAGTGAACGTCAGTGGCTCTTCCAAACCCAAGCGAACCAGGCGAAAGAAGAAGACAGAAATTAATCTCTAACTAGTATATAAATGATAGCGTATTGTCCGCTGGAGGAACTGGAACCTCCTGTCCGACAGCAGAAGCCTGTCGTGAACACCAAGACCGAAGAGGCAATCGGTCGTGAAGAGACTGAATTGAATTACGTCATCATGGCTTTCATTGTCGGCGTTGTTTTACTCGCCGTCTCTGATACCATCAGGGCGTAAATGTTGAATCTACCGCGAGGTCTCCCCTCGTAGTACATTTAATAGTTGAAGTCATCCTTAATGACCGTACTGTCTGTAGTATCTGGATCAGGTTCGTATGAACCTGTATTTGTCCGTATTGATTCGAGTTTACCGTTGCAAGCTGACATGAGTTCGACAACTATATCGTAGTCGTAGTTTCTATCCGATGCATTCCCTGAATTTGGTTTGATTATAATACCCCGAGTACCAACCAAAACCGTCGGGCTCCATGGATATGAGTTTGTGCCACCAAACAAATTTTTGGTGCCGATGGCTATATCTAACGTTGGTGTAGTTTGATCATGTGTTCCACCTTGCACTTCGAGTACGAGAGTACTCATTCGATTAACATCAGCTATCTCTCTCAATATAGCTACGATCTTAGCATAAAACGATCCTTTGCCAAAGTATAACTGGACATCCTGACTATTGGCGGAAGTACGTCTATACGAATGCGCATACCGTTTGCACGCAACTTGATTCGAATTCGTGATGAAACCACCACCCACTTGTAAGTTGGTATTCGCAGTCTCACCACCTAGACCAATGGCGACGGCATCACCAAGATCGATATTTCCACCGACAGTCAGGTCGGCATTCACTGTCAGGTTACTATTGACAAAGGTGTGTGTAGACTTTGGATTTATGTACACATTTCCCGTAGTTGTCGAGAGAATGTTTGATGTACCACCAGTTGTCGTGAATTCTATGATGGCGTTACTCGATGCGTGTTGGAAACGAGACACACCGTTGTACACATGGAATTTCGTGAGTGGGTTTACAGTTCCTATACCCACATTACTCGTGTGTATGACATTAATACCATCCGCTTCAGTGAAATCATTTTCTGCACCGATCGTTATACCCGATGTAGAATACGTCGAGTTCCTGAAACCTCTCACGTAGCCACCATATCCGGCGGTTGTGTAGAGGAGCATACCGGTACTTTTGTTCGTACCGGGACTTTCAAGTCTGAGCATGTCGAGATCTGTCGTCCTAGAGTCATACACATGTATGTTCGAACTCACAGTAGTAGTACCAATACCGAGACGACCAGC